ACAAAAAAGAATCTTATATCTTAAGTGAAAAAATAGCAGGTAAACTTTATGCAAATCCTAAAGCTTCAAGATATTCAATGACTTGTGTAAAAATAAAAAGAGAATTAAGAACATTACAAAACTAGAAATAATGGCAAAGTCAATCAAAGAATTAGAAAAACAAGCTCAAAGAGAAATGTACGCAAAAGAATTTTCAAAAGTGTACAAAAAAAATAACAACGTAAATGTTAGTACTTTTGTAAAATATGACGGAACACCAAAACATAACTAATATGACATCAACAACCGAAACGCTCAAAGCCCTGATAAAACTATCGGGGCTTAGTCGTAAAGACTACGCTAAACGCCATAATCTTGAATATAACAATCTTAATGGTTGGTTAATCGAGCAAAGGGTAATTCCAATTAAAAGACTGCAAGAACTAGCTTTTGAAGATGGACTAAAAATAAATGTTGAATATTCAATAATTAATTTGTAATTTTGATTACATGATAGAAAAACTTGCATTAAAAGATTCTCTTTGGCGAACTATCGCATTTAAAATATGCAAGGATAAAATGCTATCAGATGATTTAGTTCAAGAAATGTATCTAAAATTACATGATTGCCAAAAAGAAATTAATGATTTTTATGTTATCAGGACAATACGAAATCTATTCCTAGATACAATTAAACAAAATAATTCTGTTTGTATTGATAATTTTTATAATTTAGCGGAATCAATTAACGATTTCCAACCCGATGATTATGAGTTGTCAATCATTCAAGATTGTGAAAAGCTGTCATATCTTCAAAATGGATTACTAAAAGAAAGTTATGATTTATCTGTTAGACAAATATCCGATAAATATAAATATATAAACTACGGCCTTATTCACAGGGAACTTGATAAAGCAAGAAAAACAATTTTAGGAAATGATATTGATTTATACCAAAATAAACGTTTAAAGAATGGCAAGAAAGAAAAGTAAAGGTTTAGGCGATACAATCGAAAAAGTAATCAAAGCAACCGGATTACAAATATTTGTAGATGGCAAAGACTGCGGATGTGAACAACGAAAAGAAAAGCTAAACGAGTTATTTCCGTATCGATTTAAAGCGCGTTGTTTAACTGAACAGGAATACAATAACTGGAAGGAATTTAAAGCAATACGAACTCTTACAATAAGTAAACAACAAATTGATTATGTTTGTGAATTATATGCAAGTGTATTCAATAGAATACTTTGGAAACCATGTTCTGGTTGTAGTCCAAAGCCAATGATTTCAATGATTGATAAATTAGATAAAGTTTATGATAGTTATTTAGTTAACTAATTTATACTGATTATGGATAAGAGAAAAGAAAACAAAGGAACAATAGGAAACAAAGGTGGACGCCCATCGGTTAAAGATGAGTTGAAAGGTGTTGATTTAGCTAGTCCCCACGTTGCTGACTCTTTTCGTGTTGTTGCTGAAATAATGAGAAACGAAGATTCTAATACAAGGGATAGAATAGCAGCAGCTAAACTACTAATTGAGTATGGATGTGGTAAGCCAAAAGAAACAATTGAAACAACCCACAATCTAAACAACTTTGACATAAAAGAAATGTTCCAAATTGATAAAGATAAATAGTAAATATAATCTACTTGGTAGCGATAGCCGTTACTTTATTATTTCGGGGGGGCGTGGTTCAGGAAAGAGTTATTCAATTAACTCTTTTTTATTACTACTAACTTACGAACTAGGACACGTTATTCTATTTACCCGTTTTACTTTAACATCTGCACATATATCAATCATACCAGAGTTCATTGATAAAATAGAAACAGCAGGACTTCACTCCGATTTTTATATCACCAAAGACGAAATTGTAAACACAAAGACGGGAAGTAAGATTTTATTTCGTGGAATCAAAACATCAATGGGAACACAAACAGCTAATTTAAAATCACTAGCGGGAGTAACAACATGGGTATTGGATGAAGCAGAAGAGTTAAATGATGAAGATATATTCGATAAAATTGATTATTCGATACGACATAACATAAAACAAAATAGAGTAATACTCATTCTGAATCCTGCAACAAAAGAACATTTTATTTATAAACGTTTCTTTGAACAAAAAACAGTACAAGAAGGTAGCACTTTAATTAACAAAGACACTACCTACATTCATTCTAGTTATCTTGACAACTACGAAAACCTTTCGGAATCATTCCTTGACCAAATAGAACAAATCAAATTAAACAACCCAAAGAAATACGAACACGTTATACTTGGGGGTTGGCTAGATAAAGCAGAGGGAGTTGTATTTACAAATTGGAAGTTTGGAACGTTCAATCCAGATAATTTACAGACATCATTCGGGCAGGATTATGGATTTAGTGTTGATCCAACTACCTTAGTCGAGGTTGCAATTGACAGAAAACAAAAACGCATTTACCTTAAAGAACATCTTTATAAGCCTAAGTTAACAACGTCTGAAATAGCACACATTAATAAAACTATTTGTGGCCCCAAGTTGATAGTCGCTGATAGTGCCGAGCCACGTTTAATAACTGAGCTTCAAAAACTAGGGTGCAAGGTTGTTGGAACCACAAAGGGGGCAGGAAGTATCTCAGCAGGGATAGCAATAATGCAAGACTATGAATTGATAGTTGAGGGCGAAAATATCGCAAAGGAATTAAACAACTATGTCTACACAGATAAAGGTAGCAAACTATTCTTAGATGCTTGGAATCACATTTTAGATGCAGCACGTTATAATATAGCATATCAGTTAACAGGTAATTATAATCACGATATACGCTAATAACAATAATCAATAATTTTAGTTTTAATAGTATGAAAATTTTACTTCCTGAGAGCATAGCAGATATTACATTACATCAATTCCAATTGTATAATGAATTATTGGAACGAACTGATTTAGATGAATATAATTTCAACAAAAGGAAAATACAAATCTTTACAGGATTAGAACGCAATAGAATTGATTTAATAAGTGTTGCCGATTATAATGACATAGTTAATCAAATTGATTTAGCACTTAATCAAACAGTAGAATTTAAACCTACTTTCTTTATTAAAGAGGTAGAGTTTGGTTTCGTTCCTAACTTGGATAAAATAACACAAGGGGAATTTATTGATTTGTCGAATTACGGAACAGACGTAAAAGAATTACATAAATTAATGGCAGTATTATTTAGACCGATTAAAAATAAGGATGCGTTTGGTAACTATGAAATAATTAATTATCAAGGTACAGAGCAGTACTCAAACATAATGAAGCATATGCCTTTATCAATTGTGAATGGTGCATTGGTTTTTTTTTCGAGTTTAGCCAACGAATTAGTGAGTTATACGGAGAAATATATGCAGGTGGAACCAGCGAGGGAAGAAGTGCCAATGACTACTTTGAAAAGTGGGGATGGTATGCAACAATTGAAGAACTGGCTAAGGGCAAGATTTGGAAAATTAAAGCCATTGAAAATATGAATGTTCATGAAGTGCATTTATTCCTTTGCCATAAAATTGACAAGCAGAAATTAAAACATAAGATAATGAATCAATCAAGTAATACTATTGAATTATGAATCAACTTACACAACTTTATTACTATCTTAAACAATTAGCGGAGGCTGATACTTTGGTTAATTCAGTTATGAAGACTATTGACATTGATTTGAAAAAAGAAGTAATGTATCCATTGGTTAATATCAATATTATATCTGGTGCATTCACTAACGGTCAAACAGTACAATTCAATATTGAGTTGGCTTGTTTCAATCAAAGGGATATTAATAAAGAAATAAATGTGGATGATTTCTGGGGGCAAGACAATGAGGTGGATAATCATAATTTAGCTATCGGAGTTTTGAATCGTATGTGGCTAAAAATGTATACAGATTTTGAAGAGAATAATATAACATCAAGCGAAAACCCAACGTTTGAATTAGGATCGTTTGAGGGTTCAAAATTAGTGGATGGGGCAAGATTAACTTTTACTATCGAAGTTCCAAATACAGAACTTTCATTATGTCAGTAGTCGATGAATTAAACAACTTTGGCAAGTATGTCCAACAACAGGCGAAGTCAAACCTATCTAAAAAGAAAAAGAAAGACACGTCTAAACTTTACAACGGTATTAATTATAAAACAACTGAAACGAAAGACGGTGCAGTTTTAACTTTCGATTTCAAAGACGCCAACGATTATTGGGAGTTTGTAGATAAAGGAGTAAAAGGATTTTCAAGCTCAGCAAAAGCACCAACAAGTCCGTTTAAGTTTGGAACAACTGGTAAAAAAGATGGTGGGTTAACAAGGGGAATCAACGGATGGGTAACACGGAAACGAATACAGTTCAAAGATAGAAAGTCAGGTCAATTCCTATCCTACAAATCAACAGCTTTTTTAATAATGCGGTCAATTTGGAATAAAGGCTTAGCTACTACTAATTTTTTTACCAAACCATTTGAACAAGCTTTCCAAAGATTACCCGAAGATATTTATGCAGCGTACGGATTAGAAGTTGAAAGTCAATTAAAAATAGCATTGAAATTATGATAAAATCATTATCACCTTATTACTTATCAATACCTTTTACAAGTCCTTTGACATCGGTTGTATGTTCAGAATATACCCTTCAATTGTTTATTTGGGACGGTGTGAAAGCAACCCCTCCAGGTACGGCTTCTTATGAAATTACAAAGCAAAATATCGCTGTATCTTCAGGAACGGATAAAATAAACATAGCACGTTTATTAAATGATTACATTGATTTCACACCGCAGACAATGACCACCACAGGCATATATGATGGCAATAATCAAAAATGGGTTAAAACACAAGTAATCTATACAACCATAGACGAAGATGATTTTGAAGTGGTTCAATTAGAAAACACTACTTTATTATTGCAAGGTTATACTTATGGATTAGAGGGGGAAAATGCACAGCCTCCAACGAATAAGATATTACTATCAGGGGACGAATTTAAAGTAAATAGAAATGGGTATTTTTGTTTGCCGATAATGCTTCCCGAAGATGATGCGGACACACTTTCAATTATATCGTATCCGAATGAGCAAATAAATGAAACAATAGCAACCCCTGCAACAACCACAAGTGGCGAGTTAGTGCAAAATGTATGGGTTAATGTTTCAGAAGCTACAACGGATGGAACAATAGAGATAGTTTACAATGGTGAAACTATTTCATTATTGATAACGGATGAATGTAGATACTCGCCAATAGATATTGCTTTTCAAAATAAAGAGGGGACCATGCAAACGATGACTTTCTTTAAAGCAAAATCAGAATCAATGTCCGTTAAAAGCGAAGATTTTGAAAGTGATAGGGGACAACCATCGGCGGGGAATCATCAAATGGTAACTTATAACGTACAGGCAAACTCTAAATTTAAAATGAATAGTGGATTTGTGGATGAAACAATGAACGAAACATTTAAACAATTATTTTTATCGGAGCGAGTTTGGAAGTTTGACGGAACTAATTATATTCCATTGAAACTTGGATCTAAATCTTTAGAATATAAAACACGAATGAAAGACCGATTGATTAATTATGAGGTGGAATTTGAGTATGCCTTCAATGATATTAATAACGTATGATGACTAACATTTATATTGGCAATGATAAACTAGATTTATTCAAAGATGAATCTATTGAATTGACTTCGAGTGTGGCCAATATCAATGATATTACCAAAAATACAACGGACTACTCAAAATCATTTACTGTACCCGCCACACATAACAACAATCGTATTTTCAAACATTACTACGATGCTAATATAGATAATGCTTTTGATGCCAGGATTAAACATGATGGGCGTATTGAATTAGACGGGCTTCCTTTTAAGTTTGGAAAATGGAAACTTGATAAGGTTTCAGTTAAGCAGGGCAGACCATACGCATATACTATTAATTTCTTTGGGAATTTAGTATCGTTAAAAGATAAATTGAAAAATTATGAATTAAAGGATTTAGATTTAACGGCTTATAATCATACGTACAATTCGGCAAACGTTAAAACAGGATTAACTTCGTCTTTATTTAGCGGGGCGATTGTTTATAATCTGTTTTCTAAAAAACAATTATACTATAAATCAGGGAGTGAAAATATAAACACGGATATTCTCGCAAACAT